ATCGCGCCGAATGCGGTGTACAACTTGGCTGGATCGGTTGCGTCAGCGGTTGCGGCCATAGTGACCACGGTGCCAGCGGCGTGACCCGGCAATGTGCCGTAAGGGTTCACGGTCAGTTTCGCGGTCTTGATCGCTTGGATCAGGAACGCTTGGTCCTTGAACTTGGCGATGCGCTTGCCTTGTTCAATACCCAGCTCTTGGCGAGCGTCGTATTGAGTCTGGAACACGTCCAGCATTGGCAGGGTAGCACGGGCCAGAATGGTGCGGTCAACAGTGATGCTGTTCTTGCTGAACTGCGCGCCGGAACCGTTCGGAGTTACGCCCGGAACAATGACTTGCAGAGTGGTAGCGCCGATGGCATAGTTGGAAACGGTGGCAGTGCCGCGAACTTGCTTGACCTTGATCATGCCTTCGGTGACAGAGCGACGTTGCAGAGTGCCTTCGACGATGCCGCCGTATTCTTCAATAATCAGTGCCAGCGGGTCGCCGGTGCCGAACTGTTGCGATGGGCGTACTACGTTGAAAGTGTCGAGAGACATATGTCATTCCTTGTGAGATTTGGGAGTTGCAGTCGAATTCGGTTTCCCTTTGCTATAGGGGGCCAATTGATTCAGCCCCATATAACTTAGGTATCAGCGTTGCAGTCGGCGCCCGAGAGCCTGATATTCAGCGCTTTGGATGTACTGATCGCCCATCTTGTCGCGCAGCACCTTGGCCTCGGCAGCGAACTGCACGCGGTTCAGGGGACCACCGGCGCTCTTGGTGCCCTGAGAGGCTACGCCAGCGTCTGGGGATACGACGCCCTGCGCTGCTTCTTTCGGACCACCAGCGCGGTCGTAGGCGCTCAGGAGATACCCGGCAGCGATCTTGTGCGTGGCGGTATCGGCAAACAGCTTGTTCAGCGCTTCCTTCTCGGCTGGATCAGCGTTGTCGCGGCCCCAGCTCATTACAGTATCCCAATGCTCCTGAGAGCCTGCCATGCCTACCACATCGTCGGTGATCTGCTTGGCAATGGCCTCGTCAGCCGTTGAGGCTTCCACAGCGGCCTTTTCGAGCATGGCAATGAGGTGATCACCACCCGGCACACCAGCGGCTGCCAGAGCGTGTTTCAGGAGGCTGAAATCCCCTTCCAGTGCAGCGAGTGCAGCCGGATGGTCTGGGCCGATGCCCGCATTTCCGATCTGAGCCAGCGCGTAGTCCGCATTGGTGTTGCCGGTCGTCTCATAGGAGACTGCTACAGGTGCTTCCTTGGCGCCGGGTACGGCAGCCGGTTTTGGGTCAGGAGTGACAGCAGGCACAGACGGTGCTGTCGGGGCTGCTACAGCGGCAGGGGCGGTGGTTTCGATTGCTGGTGCTGCTACGGCTTCGGTGGTCATGCTTGTGCCTCAGTAGGAGTGGTGTTTGCGGTGGCTGGATCGCCGCCTTGCTGCGATTGTTGCTGCATCTGTGCCATGCGTGTCTGAATCTCGTCATCGCTGGCGACATACCGTTTCTTGTTGATGCCAAGACCGGCTGCGATGTCGCTGATGATGTTGGACTGCTGGAGCATAGCGGCGATGTTAGGCGGAATGCCGCCGAGGTTAGTGACGTTGGACAGGAACTGCATCAGGCGCTCAAGATCCGCGTTACGGGATAGTGCGTCGAGGCCAGTAATAACGACAGGCCGGAGCTTCGTACCCTTGATGCTCAGATCGGCTTTACGCATGAGCCATGCGGCTAACGGTATCTGGATGTCGCGGGAGATGCGGGAGTACACACCACCAAGGCTTGATTCCAGCTCGATAGCTTGCAGGCGAATCTCTTCTGCCGTAACACGCTCAGCATTCCGGGTAACTGCGGAGTTCAGTAGGAACCCTGTACCGAGACGCTTCTCGTATTGTTGGCCGATTGCTAGCACCGTGTTGAGCTGCTGCCCGACGTTGGCGAAGATCAGTTGCAGGTCGTTAGCTGCGCCGGGGATCACGTCCCCGTTGTTGCTGTTCTGGAAGTCCTCGGGTCTGGTGATACCTGTTGGGTTTTGGAGCCAGCGAAACTGCGATGCCATAATGGCGCCGTCGCTCATTGCCTCGCTTACTGTCTCGTTGGTGCCGAAGTCATGGAAGTAATCCTCAACCCGGCCAACGCCGTAATGCTGGGCCAGCGGTAGGCGCCATGTCAGCGGGTGCAGTGGCAGCTCGTCCAGATTGTACGTCGCCCCGAAGGTGCTGTACGGCAATTCGAACTGGTCGATATGCTCAGTAACTCGGAACTTTCCCTTGAAGCGGCGTACCCAAGTGTACCGGCAACGCTTCTGCTCGGGATCGCCAACCTCGGTTGGGTCGATGTGCTTCAACACTGCGTCATCCAGCTCGCAGTGCATTAGCTCCTGCTTGATGATCAGCGTCAGGACTTCGCCCTTGCGATTACGGCGAACGACGTACTCCTTGATCGGCACGAATTCCAGCGTGTTCTTGTCGCGGGTGTCCATGAGGACGTTGCCCGTGACTTCAAGGTGGTTCATCGCCTCGTACAAGCCCTCGCGGCCACCGCTCATTTCGAGTTGCAGCAAAGCATCCCGCTCGCCCTGCGCCAGTGAATCCGTGAGGATGTCTACCGTGATGTTGTTCTTATCAGCGAAATCCTGCGCCTCGGCCTCGGTCATTGCTAACCGGAAGAATGGCTTGCTTGCAGGGAACATCGCCAACATGAGCTTGTTGGTCAAGTTCGTCACGCACTGAGCGCCCAAGCTCGTCGTGCCATTGGTGAGTGTATCGCGCCCGGAGTCGTAATCATCCTGCGGGCACACACTGGGAATGGTAATCTCTGCGAAACGCTCGCAGCGGTCCAGCAAGCCTGTTCGCTTGCTGTGCAACTGGGACCATTCAGATTCCGCAGTAACGAAGCGGGTGATCACAGACGAATGCTCGACGACTTAGTGACGCCGCTGACGCTGTTGGCATTGTACCGGCGCCGTGTGCTGGCTGCGCTATCGGCTGCGCCAGTGGTGACGCTTGGCGTACTAGCCGCAGCAGCAGTTTCGGCGGCAGAGGCGCTGGCTTGTTCACGTCCCGCATTCAACGCCGCATTACGGGCGCTCTCGCTGGCTGCTTGGTTCTGCGACTGCAAGTTCAGTTGCTGCTGCTGTTGCGCAGATTGCTGGGCGGCCAAGGTCTGATCCCGGATTGCCTGCGCTTGTTGTTGAGCTGCTGCGCTGGTAGCGGCTGCTGCGTCTCGGGCTTGTTGTGCCTGAGCTGCGGCTGCGGCTTCTGCTTGAGCTGCGCCCATGTCGAGGATGTTCTTGTCACCCTCACCAGTCAAGGTTGGCAAGCCTGCACCCTCAAGAATTACGTCACCGCCGCGCAGTGGGTCAACTTTCTTGATTAGCTTGCCGATCTTGCTAAAACTTTTACCTGATCCCATTATTCGATTTCCTTCTGGAGTGTGATGGTAGTGATGTTAGCCCCGAATCGCCCAGCGAGTTTAGCGAGGGGGATATGCCGAGAATTGCTCCGAGTACCAAACTCAAAGAACCGGCAGCCTTCTTGCTTGCCAAGAGTTTCCCCGGCATATACGAAGTCGGCTAGGTCCAGATGCTTACCGGGCCTTGCGCCAAAGAATTCCTCCAACAGAAATTTATCCAGAAGGTGCCACGGTTGTTCGACAGAGAATCCGCCAATCCAAGTGTCCCCAATAATAATCGTCAAGTCGCTCTGCATAATCACAGCCAGAGCATCCCGAGCAGAGATTGTATTATATCCCTGCTCAAAGTACCCTAGTTTTATATTCTGCATCACATGGAGTATTTCTGCTCTCCATTCTTTAGGACTATCATTAAGCAAGGTAAGCTGATCACCATCAGTAAACTGATAGAGTTTAACCACTTACTAACTCCTTATCCATTACTGTCAAAGCTCGTTGGATACCTAGTAGGTAAGCCACTTGCTCTTTAGTGGATTGGCTATTGATGACTGGTTGCTCCAGCCTCTGTACTACTTGTTTGTTGAATGTATCTCTGTGTACAGCATAGACAGTACGAGGATTCTTCTCCAGCTCTTCCACTCTAGACAGAGCAGCGTGATACTGGGTAGGAGACACGTATTCGTTGCCGAGAACTCGACGGGCTACATCGCGGAGCAGATTGCGGATAAAGCTCATATGGTTTCCTCTTGCTATAGGGGGCCAATTAACAAAAGAAGTACGTTGACTTCAAAACGTCGGCCAGATTCAGGTTCCCTTGGGCGGGTATTTCAGGGAGGCCATCGTACTGCAAAGCCAGCAGGGCCAGCGGATCGCGGTGCGTGTACATCCACACAAACGTCTCTCTCAGGAGCCTCTGCAACGTCTCCACGTCATCAGCGAGGCAGCCGTAGTCATCATGGATCAGAGCCAGATCGCCTAGCTGAGCGGCCTCTGAGGCGTCTAGGAACAGGTGCATATGGCTGGCATCGCATGAGTGAACGAAATTGGGGGCAATACCGTTTCGGTGCCGCCGTGGATCGCCCTCGTCTCGGAAGGTCTGGACGTTGAGCCGAATGCGCTTGCCGCTGATACTGTGACAATGCAGCTTCAACGTCTCTCGGGCATGGTATCGCTGACGCACTAGGAAGCCGCTGGGGCTGCGCCAAGTGATATGTGGGGCATTGCCCTTGCACATTACCGCAGACGCCGCCTGTAGCCACTCCATCGCCTCACGGCCCTTCACGACCACTTCCCCGATCCCATCCCACACTCGGTACGACAGCCACCGGGCTGCTGGCTCGTTCTCGCGCTTTTCAAACTCCGGCGCGCTACCCTTGTCCATGTACTCCTTGAGGATAAAATCACGGCATGAGTGCCGCGTTGATCCGTAAGGCAGGGTCATTACTGAACGTTTAACCAGCGACCTTGAAAGTTCGTGTGCTTTCCAACGGAGGGCAATGCTATCTGCGTCAGGATCGTGCCCCACAATTTGCGCTGTTGCTGAGGCGACAAGCCCATAGATGTCGTGCTGCACATTGTCTGGGAGTAAATTCGTCGCCCTACCACCAACCGAATCTCGAAGCATAGCTGAGAAGTGTTGTAGACCGTTACAACTTCCGTCTTGGCCCAGAGGGATTCTGGTGTGAAACCCACTAGGGTCACGCTTCCAAGCAGCGTATTCAAAACACCATGCAAGGAATTGGAAAGGCACATCTGCATCCGTCCACTCTCGATATGAGAACGGGTCATCTGCAATGCGGAGAATGAAGGGTTCATTGTCTATTACCCACTGCGCCCTTACGGGCAACGGTTGTTTATCGAGCTTGTCTACAGCCCACTTATTCGCCCCAGCCACTCGGAACCAGAACAGCCCACGCTCCGTCTGGATCGGTGCGCCCTTCGCAAAGTGCAACAGGGCTTTCGACAGGTCGTTCCCCTGCGGGCTTATCCCCTGACCGCTCGCATAAAACCGGCCCCGGTAGTCCGCACTGTACACGAACCAGATCGGGCGGCCCTTGAACTTGTTCGCTACACGGATTGCCTCGTTTGTCGCGCCGGAGTGCGCACCCCGAACTTTCTGTTCCGTATGCCATTCGCGTTTCTCCACACACCATTCTTTAAACATGGCGAGTTCGAACTCGTTCATGTCCTTAATTTGAAGGTCTGGATCTGCCTGCATAAATAGGGGCTTATCCGGCGCACCTCCGCGCTTGTCTGACACTAACACCGTCTGTACGTCGAAGTGCTCTCTTGCGAACTCAGCTACTTCCAGCACACGCTCGTTAACTTGCCATGTGGTGCGTTGTAGTTTGTTAAGCCCATTAAGCACGATGCTCGGCACTTCTTCTTCCGTAGCCCGCGCCACTCCACGCACACAGCTCGGTAGCGTGCGTTTCATGTCTAGCGTATGCCATCCGCCGTCCGTTGGAGTGCTCCAAGGGCGCGGCGGCTCCACACATGGGAGGTTAAACGGGGAGGCTCCAGCAACAAAGCCCTTAATTTGCTCAACTAACTCCAGCATATCTGGGTGCAGACGCATGTGCTTGTGTGTCTTGCCCTTCATTCGGAGGTCGTATACTTCGATCAGTCCGATGTCTAACGCGGCGCCAGTAAGCAATGTGCCTACATCCACCTTGGTCTTAATGTCCCATATAGGCAGCTTAAGACCGTCTTTCTCGGCACTAGACTTCATAACGTTGAAGCGGTGGCGCTCGCTTTTGGTCATGCGGCGCTCAAGATCCTGCACCAACGTGTAATACAATTCGGGATTGATGTCCTCGAAGTGACGTAAAGCCACTTCTGAGTACACCGTGCGGCCTATCTCAGCCGCTACTGCTGTGTAAACTGCCTCGCCAGAGGACAGGCAGTTGTTAAGGACACCACGGATAGTGATGTACGCTAGCGTTAAAGTGTCTTGCCCTTGCAGGAGAACCTTGGACTTGGCGGCGACACCGCGTTTGCCTGAATTTAAATACCCATCAAGCCCTGCTGCCAGTGGTTTAATGAATCGGCGGAACACAGCGGTGGCGTAAGGATTGCTCGCTGCGTCGTTTGCTTCCTCCGCTTTACCGAACCGAGACATGGCTGCTGCCCTGCCGCCGTCCGACATTTCTTGCTCAAGTTCCGCCTGATTCAATTTAATACTTCCTATAGGGCTCTGGGTGATCTGGGTCGTCACCGTCTTTTGGTTCTGGACTCCAGAAAGTTCTCATTCGCTAGCCTCGGTCTTGTCGTCACGGATGCGCTGATAACGTGGCTCACGGAGATTGCCGTCCGGGGTGATGCTCAATGCGTGGACTTCCACGATTTTAGTTACGATACTGCCACAACCCCCATGCCGCCGGTGTTCCCAAAACTGGATGCGCTCTTTGTCAGTGAGCTTACCGCCACTAACCTGTACGCACTCGCCTTTCCACATAACTTCTAGCGCGCCGACCATGCCCCGGAACTTACCCTCACCTTCGACAACGCCGACGCATTCAAGGTCAACGCTAATAACGTCCTTGAGCTTGAGAATGTCGCCGTGATTGTCAACGCCTGCTTTCCAGAAGCCCTCGACGTTGCGCTGGATCAAGCCGTCGAGTCGGAACAGCAGACCATGCTCTCGCAGCTCGCTGACCTTAGCCTGCAACTCCAGCTTATCTGGGCCACTTAGCACCGGCATAACGCCTGCTTCTCGATCCAACACATGGGATAGCGCCTTCATGCGCAGGGCATAAGGGCGATTGGCTTCACCGGCACGGAACTCTTGCAGCGTTACAGCGTCGAACAACCATGCCTCCAATTCTGGTTGTGGCGCCTTACGTCGGAACATTCCACTGATGTCCTTGAATTCCATCGTGGCGTTCCACACCTCACCGAAGTACACCATGTTCGGGATCGAGTTGACCCGGAAGTGCTCAGCGATGTGCGGCATGCTTGTGCATTCCTTGCCCTCGCGGGAGAAGATGCGCACGATGTTGATGCCAACCATGATGATCACTGAGCAACCGTCGTGCTTGGTCTGGTATAGCGTGTCCTGCGGCAGCAAGGAATCCACCTTGAGCCTGCCCGTCGCGCTGAGATTGCGGTATTCTTGTGGCTTGTGAGTTAGGAATCGGCGTGCGGGCAAGGACATAATCAGTAATCTCCGAAGGCTGTTTCAAAGTCTTGGCGCAGTTCGTGCCAATGCGCAGTAGTGATTGTGGCGCCTTGCGCTGTAGTTACCAGCGTGCGTGCCCATGATTCGTTGCCGGTGTCAATGGCAGCTTGCAGGTTGTCGCTGAGTGCCTTGAACACCATCCCGGTTACACCTTGTGTCGAGTTCATACGGATTCCTTGTTGAGTTCAGAGAGGAACAGGGCGTTGCAGGCCACATGATCCCAGTGAGGCAGGCCGCTTTCCGGGTCCAGCACTTCACCGCCTTCAATGGCATTGAGGTGCCGATACATCGCGTCCCGGTAGCGCTCCTTGTTGTTCTCCACCTGCTTCCAACTGTGCGCAGCGTATTTGGCTGCACCGAAGGTCAGCACAGCAGCCACCCCGGCCAGAGCCTTGGTGCAGCCACCCATCAGCAGGGACCACCGAGGCTTGCCGCCATCGAACTTCATACCGGCGCCGCGCTCAGCCGGATTGAGCACTTTTGGGTCAGGAGTGACCTTGGCCGGAATACGGTTGAGTTCGCAAATTGGGCAGCTCTCACCCTCGTAGAAGTTGTACAGGTGCTGCTTGCACTCGGTTAAGATGCGTTTCATGTTACAGACTCCCAATCCAGCGGCCTTTGCGGTTGAGTACCATAGGCACCAACAGCGGACGGCCATCAATAATAACGGAACACCCGATAACAGGCTTTCGCAGGGAGTGCTTGCCATACGCAAACGCATAGGCGTCCTTGTCGATTAGGCAACCGCTGTACATCCCATAATACAGGTGCGAGGAACTTGCGGTGTACTCAATGCTGTAGTTACCGTGGTGGTGCCCAACAACCAAGTTGCAGGCGTTGTGTGCTGCGTCCCCGAGGATGCCGCCGCTTGGTTGGTGCTTGAACATTACATCGCCAAGTGGCGTCTTGATGCGCCATGACTCAGCCCAGTGCCAGCCTTGCCCACTGCCGTCAGGGAACACTACCTCGCGGTAGCCCCGGATCAACTGCACCGGCAGACCGTGGTGCTTGGCCTTACGGAACGCCATGCTTCCGTGGTTGCTGTCGCAGATAAGCTGGAATGGGAACAACTTGTGCAGCTTCTTGAGCCACTTCTTCCCCTTCTCCAGCTCCACGCCTGCACTGTCCAGATTTGGATCGCTGTCGTGGAACGACATGGCATGATAGTCAAGCTCGTCACCGAGGTTAATCGTTAACTCCGGGCTGAACTTGGCGGCGACTGCTTGCAGGAAGTCCAGAGCATCGACGTGTTGGTACGGTGCATGCTGGTCCGGGATAATCAACACCCGGTCGTACACACGCTTCTGATCGAATACCTGATCGGTGTATAGCGGATCTGGCACACGCAGCACGCGCGTCTCGCGCAGCTCTCGATCAGTCTTCGCCATGTTGCCTTTATGCACGATGAACATTTCGCGCCAATACTTCACGTTCTGGCGGGTTACTGTGTACGGGCTTTCCTCCAACAGCCGGTTGTATTCCTGAGCTGCTTTCACGTTGCACTCGAAAGCCGAGAGAACTTCCGTGTGCTTGATGGCACTAAACAGTCGCATTAGTTGGCCGCGCATTATTTACTCTCCGATGTTTTAGCTTTGGCTCGTACTTTACGGGCCTTAAGGTTCCGAGCAAGACGCTTCTCTTCCTCGGTTTTAAACGTCGGATGAAGCATCCGCGTCTGCGGGGTGACATGCTTAACGATGTAAGCGTGCGCACCTGACATGAAGTTGGAGAAGGCCACATCAGATCCTAGTCCGAATCTTGCTCGGTTGTTTTCTAAAACACCAAGAAGAGAATTACAGCTACGATGCAATGTACCGCGAATGTAACCATGCTTGTGACAATGATCCAGCACAGCGTCAGTAACACTAACAGGAAGATTGCACAGAGCGCAAAGACCTTTCTGATCTGCACGGATCTTGTCCCTCACGGGTTTAAGTTGGGAAGTTGTTAGCTTCAATTGCTGCTACCTCTGCTTTCATTGCGTCCACTCGGACCTTGTGCCCCAACAGCGCAGCATGGAAGCGCTTAACTTTCTCGCTCTCGCGGTCCAGTTGCAGCCAACTCATGCTGTCGTCGTAGGTAGCGTTCTTGTCCCGGCGTAGCCACAGCAGTAGCGCAGTCTCTGCCATCATGATTGGGGTGCCGATGTCGAGGTAGTACGTTTCGTACAACTCCCACACCTTGTCAAAGGCTTCCTGATCAGTAGTGCAATCCTTGAGGTGCGTCAGCGCTCTTGCATCGCCACATGCTTCATGCCGCCCGTTTGGTTTAATCCAAGCAGGCAAGCCCTTGATGTGGTCAGCGCTGTCTCCTTGCAGCATCTGCAACCAGAACCATTTGTGACCATAGATCAGATCGTTGGCCCCTATGATTTCGTAACTGCCTTCTGGCACAAACGTCATCTGGTACGTCATCCAATCCATATGCCAGCCGGGGTACTGCCGCATATCCTTGTCGCGGGTAGCAGTCACGATGTACTGCTCTTTGCTATCCGTGTACCACTTCTGCTGCATGTACGCCATGCCGTCGTCGGCCTCACGATCCCACCATAACTTCGGCGTGAACATCGCGCCTCGGTAGGACTCGAAGAACTCTCGTAGGTACGGCCAGTTCTTTGGTCTGCCTGCCCCGCTGCGGTTGCCCTGATAGGGCTGCACAGTCGAGATAAGGAATCGGTCAGCCTTGGTGCAGCCGTCCGCAGACAAGTGCATGACGACGCCGGTACAGCCCGTCATGTCCTTCATGGTTTCAATACGCTGGATCGCATTGCGTCGAGCTGTACCTGAATCCGTGTCGTCGTTGCCAGCCATGAAGTAGGCCAGATAGTCACCGTCGAGCGACAGCAGTCGGCCCTGCACCTTGTCCGGGATCACCGAGCAAGGCATAGGGGCTTCCTGTGCCGCAGCAGCTTGAGCCGCCGCGAGCCAGTCCATTATAGCATTGCCAGTGCGGCCGCTTCTGCATCAGCGCTTGGCTCAGCCACAGAGGCTGCTTCGGGCACCACGTCCGCTACCAACCCGCCGACATCAATATCGCCCACCAGCAGCTCAGCGACTGGAGAGCCTTTGAAGTTGTTGGCGCCTCGGATCTTCTCTTGGAAGACGTTCTTGCTACGGCCCGGAGTTACCACACCGGACTTGTCGTCCTTGCGGTCCTCGTACTTGCCTTCGATGTACAGCGAATCCCACATCGGCTTGCTTGGGAAGTCCCACAGGAACAGCTTCAACGGCGTGATTGCGTTGGGCTTAGGGAACAACTTCGTGATGCTCATGTCCGGGATCTGGGTATCTGGATCGACGGGGTTGTAGGTAGGTGGCGCAAAGGTAAAGCCGTTGCTGTCCTTGAACCCTGCGTACACCGGATCGCCTGCCTTCTTCGGCACGCTGTGAATCACGACTGCACGGAAGTGCTTGCCCAGCAGTTGCGCGAAGTGCGTAGCCTGCTTGTCGTAGTTCATAGTGTTGAAGATTTTGTAGAACCACGCCTTCTCGTTGAGTGACTTCTTCAACGTAACGCTAATGCGCTCAGGCACCAGCGTCTTGGATTCGCCAACTTCCTTCGGCTCGCGGCCCTTGCCGTGTAGTTCAAAGGTCAGTTGCACCTGCTCTTCCGGGCCGCCGGGGAACTTGATTGGGTCGAACTTGCTGGCTGGTACTTGCTGGATGCCAAGCTCCACATAGCCAACCAGAGTAACAAGGCAACCGCCTGCCGCTGGTGGTACGAAGGTGCCGCCACCTTTGGTGGACTCCTTCATGTCTGGAGCTACGGCGGCTGCGGCGGCGATGGCTGCTGCGATGGCGTCGTTGTTAAAGATTGCGTTAGTCATTATGTGGCCTTCCTGTATTGATTGATGTGTAGTTCATGGATCGTTGCAACATGCGGTGCAGCCAGTGCCCGGATGTTTGGTACAGCATTATCCTCAGCCATGCTGAGTCCCCAAGTAGTATCACTCGGGACGTGGATAGGAAGCTCCCAGTCGAAGTACGCGGACATCAGTGACGATGCCGCTTCCATGCAAGCGTGAACCACTGCGGCTACTTCCAGTTTAACACTGGCGGCAGCGTCGGCATATGCGGCGTCGTGTACCTGATTGATCAGCAGACCTTTGCCGCCCCAGTTCTTGCGGCGGTAGAACTCCTTGACCAGCAACCAGCACGCGGCCTTGGCGAACTCAGCACCTGTACCCTGAACGATGTAGTTCTTGGTTTCGGTAGGAGAGAACGAGGACCATTGCCCGCTGCGTTCAACCACGAACTTCGGAGCGCATTGCTCAAGGTATGTGTACAGCTTGCCATCTGGTGTGCGATACGAGCCAGTGCCCAGTGCCACCTGCTTAGCAGGGAAGTCCGGGTGCGGTACAACCTTGCGGCAGCCGCGCTTGCTCTTGGTGATCTGCTCCAGCAGGTCAGCATAGAACGGTTCAATCTCAGGGTAGCGTAGGTTCTCCGCTTCGATCAAGGCATACACCTCGTCGATTGGGATGCCAGTGGACTCGCTGATCTTCGCCGCGCCTGCACCGTATGCACGCTGGAACGAGAACACCTTCGCCTTAGTCCGCTTGTTCACCCACTCGGGGAACTCAGCCGCGCCATTCTCCAGTACAGATTTGCAGAGTTTAAGCGCCTCCTCGTATGTGATACCCGCAGTTGTCGCAACCCGAGCAACGTGCATGTCCAGACCTTCCTTGAGGTCCACGATCATTTGCTTGCACTTTGTCAAGATCGCTTGGATGTAAATCTCCAGCGACGAGAAGTCAGATTGAATGATAGCGCCAGCGGTTAGCATACCCTCAACCAACTCAGGCATGAAACGAGACACGAACATTTCCTTGGCCTTCGACTTGCCTTCACCTGCCTTCGGCAAGTTCTGCATGTTTGGGTTACTGGAACTGAACCGCCCTGTAACAGTGGATGTCATGTTGATCATGTGGTGGATTAAACCATCATCATGTACCAACGTAAGCATCCCAGTCTGCTCACCCTTCTCGTTCGTCTTGATGAAGTACGTCCCGAGATCCTTGTCCAGCTTAGCACGCCGAGCCAAGTCCTTAAGGAATGGGATATCACGGTTGCCCAACGCTTCGATGATAGCGCTTCCCGTCTGGTATACACCGGCGGTTGCAGTCTTCCATTTAGCGCTGGGTTCTGTTACACCGGCGAACTCATAGCTGCGATCTTCAAGCCGGGTCTTTGGTCCCTTCTCGATGTCATCAACCTTAACCTGTTTCGTCTTCGGTTCGCCAGAGTTCTTGCCGCTGCTAAAGTACACAAGCTGCGGCAGCGTTCCAACAACACCAACCTCTCCCATGAGTTGAGCGTTGTACAGGTCTTGGCTGACGGTGCCGCCGTCCTTCGTGACATAGTGAGTTTCAGTCTTCTGTGCATAAGTCGGCGCGCCGTCTGCACCACAGATTACCTCTCTGGATTTATAGTTAACGAAGCCGCCGAAGATGAATGCGGATAGTTGGATACGGCTGCCCCAGTTAAACTGGAATGGCAGATCATCAGGCAGGTACTGCGTCAGCCGATCCATCAGGCCAACAAGTTCCACCTCCAACTCATTAGCCAGCCGCAGGCCCAACTCATAGTCCGCCTTCATGCCGTTGCGTTCGGACTCAATGGTAAACACCAGTGCGCCCATGTTCAACATGATGCTGCGGGATTGCCCGGCCTGCTGTGCCTTAACGATCTGGCCCAAGAAAGTCTTGCGTGTGTTCTCGATGTCTCCCGGAAGGTACTCCATCATCAGGTCGTCAGGGATGTCAGGAGTATTAACCCCGGCCATCCATAGATCCTTCACGGCATCTG